GAGCATGGGGCAGGATTGGTGAAATCCGCTTCTGTTCCCCCTGCCGACCGGCCCTTAAAACCTGTGTGAAGGTCACAGTCGCGGTGATTTGTGGAGTCGTGGTGGTTACGTTTGTAGTGCGAAATTCATTGGGCCCGAACTGGGCTAAGGAGATCCAAACTTGGTTTACTCGACCATTCGTTTGCGAGCTCGATGGTTCTCTGAGAGCCTCATTTAACCGGAACTTTAAATTCCATAGTCGTAAGGCTAGCAGGCAACATAGCCATGCTGTGTCGGCGGGTCTAAGAGGATCCGCTGATCTGTCCATAGATGCGTTCATATCCGAGGAGGGTATGGAGCCCTACACTGTGTCATCAAGTGGTAGGGCTTCATCGAGAGAGGGATACCATCAGTATTTCACTCCTAGGGATTTCGGCTATGAGCCGAGGAAGGACGCAGTCGGATCAAACCATATAATCAAAATGGTTGATGTCGACTATTATGTGGACATGGTGTGGTGGTTGAGGTCTTGCAGGCCGACGATAATGTGGACGTTCTCCCCAAAGGCAGTTGGTGCCGTGACCCCCGATGGGTCTTACAATATTGGGAAGGATGGCCTTGTGCATTATACAGTCAACGGTGGAGGTGACTATCGGCACGCCGTCTGGAGTTACGAGGAAGATCGTGTTGTAGTTGTCGCGTGGTGGGGTTGTGTCGTTTACTCCATGGCCTCTTTTTCTCATGAGAGTGGTCATCGTGTTGTATTCCTCGTACCGGATCATCGGGTATGGGGCCCTATGGGGTGGCTCGCGGCTTGGCAAAATAAAGAACTTTGGCCTAAGCGAGTCAATTTTATTGACAATGGAGTGGCGGTGAACCGCTATCGCGATAAAATACGCGATAAAACTGTGGAGAGGATATCGTTGGGCCAGCCCGGTTTGCCCACGAGCGTTGACGTCGACGTCTATGTGTTTGATATTTTAAGCACTATGGACTTCGGCAAATGGAAAGAATATACTATCCAGTCTGTTCTCACAAAAGCAGGATACGATGGATTGCCTCCCCTGTTGGCAGCGAAACTACTTTTTAAGTGGTTACCGCGTGTGAAGGGGATGCCCGAACTCACAAGGACCTGGACATCGCCGCTCGAAAGACCAACGAATTTCGAGGTTATCAATGGCGATAGTGGGGGAGAGGTGAAGTTGAGAGGGGTACAAATATCACCCCCGTTGGCATCAGAGCCGGATTTAGTGCCGGCTGATTCTTATGCCAACGATAGGGCGGCGTACGAGGGTAGGGTGAGAGATCCCCAGAAGAATATCATGAGGTTACCCGACCGTTACGTCGCCTATGCGGCAGAATTTGTGGAGCGTGTGGTGCCGCAAGAGCTGGCACACACGGGAGTTCCCTATTCCATCGAGATGGTTGATGAGATACAGGCTCGTCCAAGTCAACGAGCGCGGACAAATCAGGTTGTTGATTTGTTAGATGACTCCATTCGCGTGGAGGCATCACCTTTCGTTAAAGCCGAAAGTTATGGGGGCACAAAATCGCCCCGGGTTATTTCCCAGATGAACACGGAACATACCTTGAAATTGTCCAGGTACACCTACCCATTTAAAGATCAGGTGTT